CCAAGTACAACTCCGTCGAGGATCAACAAATCAGACTTCTACTTTCATTGGTGCAGTAGGAGAACTTACTATTGACACAGATAAAAAGGTCTGTGTTGTTCATGATAATTCCACTGCTGGTGGTATAGCACTTTTAAGAGAAGATGGATCTAATGCATCTTTTGGACTTGGTTCATTAACCAGCTGTGCTCTTAAATTTGCAAATGACCCTAATACAGGAATTATTTCTACTGGATCTGATCAAATAGCAATAGTAACGGGAGGTGTTGCTCGGCTTACAATAGATGGAAGTGGATCAGCGACTATTCCAGGTAACGTTTCTATTACAGGAAGCTTGACTGTGAATGGTTTATTTAATTCCAATGACAACATCGCTCTCATCGTGGCTTTAGGCTGATATGGCAAATACCTTCAAACAAGCAACTAAATCCAGTTTAGTTACAGATGCTGTAAGTAGCACCAATACAAATGTGTTGACAGCTGGAGCATCTTCAACTCTTATTATTCTTAATGCTTTAGTTGCTAATAAAACATCTACCAGTGCAAACGTGGATGTCTACATGGTTCCTAATAGTGGGGATAATGTTTATCTACTAAAGAGTGTTCCGGTTCCAGCTGGGTCTTCTCTTGAGTTGATTACAGGAAGTAAAATCATCCTCGAAGCTAGTGATGTATTAAGAGCACGTTGTGATACTGCCACTGCAATGGATCTGACACTGAGTTACCTTGATCAGACTTAAGTCATGGGACTATCTACATTTGGCGATATAAGTGTTCTTCAACAAAAGTTTGAAGAGATTAAAGCAGAGCTTGATAAGCAGTTTGATAGAGCAATTTTAAAATTAGATGAAACAAGTTGGGATATTATTCGTAAGAAACGTGATTTTTTATTACGTACAACTGATTGGACAATGACACCTGGTTGTAGTGTCGATCAAGCAGCATGGGCAGCATATCGTCAAGCATTGAGAGATATTTGTCAAACATATGCGTCATCTGGCTATGGATCAGTCGTTTGGCCTAAAGCACCTACTACTAATGGTCCAAATACTAAGTTTGAAGCGGAATAGATAAATAGAGTAGAAATACAATAGAAGATAACAAAGTCATCTAATACAAAATGTATATTGGGAATGATCTGCAAGTTGCGGAGTCAGGCAACAAAATTATTGACGATATAAGTTCTAGTTTTAACGGGAGCACAACTTCGTTTGCATTATTAGTTGGAGGAGCTGCTCCAGTACCTTTCCCAATTAACACTCAGCAGATTTATATCTCAGTTAATGGAGTCATTCAAGAACCTGATCCGACGGGTAGTGCAGGTTTCAAGCTATTAGGAAATAATATTGTATTTAGTTCTGCTCCAGCTAATGGTCATGCTTTTTTCGGTGTCATCTTATCTGGTGCAGACTACGTCACAGTAGGTACTGAGTTTCCTGCAGGTAGTGCTACCGCCCCAAGTATTACCTTTGGAAATGACAACAATACAGGACTGTTCTCTGTAACTGGTGGAACGATGGGTTTCACTTCAGATGGAACTCAAACTTTCACCATGGATGGCAATGGTTTTAATTTCCCTGATAATAAGAAAGTAAACCTCGGATCTTCGTCGGATTTATCCATATATCATGATGGCAGTAATTCATATATAAAAGATACTGGTACAGGTTATGCAGTTATAGCTGGATCAGCAGTAAACATGACTAATGCTGCTGTTAGCGAGAATATGTTCATGGCTACTGCTGATGGTTCAGTAGATCTTTATTACAATGGCACCAAGCGTTTTGAGACGACTAACACAGGAACAAACGTCATCGGAATCCATGTAGACGATGGTGCTACACACGACGGAGATGTAACGTTTACTGGTGCAGCTGCAAACGTTGTTTGGGATAAGTCGGCTGACGATTTAATCTTTTATGATAATGCAAAGGCTGCGTTTGGAACTTCGTCGGATTTACAAATTTATCATGATGGAACAAATAATTATCTCAAAGGTGCTACTGCATCTCAGCATGTAATCATTGAAGCTAATAGCAGTGAAATACAATTACGACCTGTTAGTGGAGAAACTGGAATAAAAGTTATCCATAATGGAGCCGTAGAACTCTATTACGACAACTCGAAGAAGTTACAAACTAATTCGTCGGGCATCCAACCTTTTGGAAATGTAGATATACAAAGTGCAGGTCATGTACTTCTAGAAGATAACGGTAAAGTACAGCTAGGTAATTCTCAAGATCTACAAATCCTCCATACGGGTTCGACTAACGTAATCCGATGTGACAACAGCATGCAACTTCATATCAATAAGACTGATACGGAGAATATGGCTAAGTTTATTCCAGATGGAGCCGTAGAACTCTATTACGACAACAGTAAGAAGTTTGAGACATATTCTGGTGGTTGTATATTTCAAGGGAATATAAAAGCTGATCAAGATAACGCAACTTTAATTCTTGGAGCAGGTAGTGATTTACAGCTCTGGCATGATGGAACAAATAACATTTTCTATAGTGATGCACCAGATTTATATATTAAAACTACTAGCTCTGAGACTTGTGCTCGATTTGGTAGAAATGGAGGAGTAGATCTCTATTTCGACAACAGTAAGAAATTATCCACGACCAGCACGGGCGTTAAGATAGAAAGTTCTTCTAATACTACTCTTCATTTAACATCTTCTACAAGTAGCTCTGCCTCAATTGAGTTTGGAGATACAGATGACGATGATGAAGCAGAAATATGGTATGACAATTATAGTAAGAAACTTAACTTCAGAACAACAGAAGCATCAGATCTAGTCTTTTATCGGAATGGTACTGAAAAAACTAGGATAACATCGGATGGATTAACCTTTAACGGCGATACAGCAGCGGCGAATGCTCTGGACGATTATGAGGAAGGCACATTCACGGCTGCTATAACAGTAGCTTCAGGTACAAATCCATCACAAAATGCTTATACCCATAGATACGCTTATTACAGAAAAATAGGAAAGATGGTTCATTTTAGAGTTGATGTTGAATTTGGTGCTATTTCACAAACTGGTTCAGGTAACGCAGTTGTTTCTGGATTGCCTTATGCTAATTCAAACCAAACTTTTTCTTATGGAATGACTTTTTCAGCTGGTTATAATCTGCTTTGGGGTACTGATAATTTTCCAACACAAGCTTACATAAACCCTAATACTACTGAAATGTATTTAATGCAGAATACTATAAGTGATGGAGATGAATATGTACAGGCTTCAGGTATACAAAACGGGACAAGACTAATTTGTGGTGGAACTTATATGACCGATTCTTAGACCGTTAGCACGTAATGAAAGCCCTCTACTAATAGTTGTTATACTTAAGAAATATTAATCTCTGAATAGGCCATGCAAAAAATTATTAACATCGTCGCTATTGCGTCTGGTGCTGTATCTATCGCTGTTGTCGGGAGTGGTCTATTTATATACCTACAAAGAGATCAACTTATTAATAAGGTTAAGTCTCAAGTCCTTGAATCAGTTACTGGATCACTACCTTCTTTAGTAGATACTAAACTCCCAAGTATGACTGGACCAGCTAGTCCAATTCCTTCTGCTGGTTTAGGTATAAGTTTTCCTAGATAATGGAACAAATACCTGATATTGATATTCAGGTTACTCAGATAAGTACACCACATATTCAAATATGGAGTTTACCTGTACAACCTACAGCTCCTCAGACTCCACCAGTTACTGTACTTATTGGTACTCCTGTAGTTGATATACCAGGTTGTGTTGAATTTCACCCTGATGATAAGAGGGCACAAAATTTACCAATAGAGGATAATAACGGTTTAAGAACACTATGTCCTAATGGGCAATATCCTAGTTTCAATGCTATGGATTATAGTCCTGAGGATTTAATTTATACAACTGCAGCGCAACCTCCTGCTTATGCAGCTCCACCTGCTCCTGACACGCCAGAGACAAAAGTACCTGAAGTACCTAAGAAAGAGGTACCATGTCCTGGTCCTAATGCTCCACGTATAGGAGATGTTGCTCAGAATCAAAAAGAAAAGGTAGTAGGTTTTGAGTTAAATGAAGATAAGACAATTTGTATAACGTTATATGAGGATATTGGATTTACTGAACAATACTTACCCTCACCACAAATTGCTTCTACTACTGCAATTATTGCTTCTACTGCTGTTATTTCTAGTGTCCTTGCAAAGCCTTTAGCTGACTTACTTTTAAAAACTGTAAAACCTATCGTCAAAAAAGTTATTACAGCAGTTCAAAAGAAGCTTGGTAAGACTCCGAAAAAATTAACTATTTCTGAGATTCGTTCAAATCAGTACCGAGAGAAAAGGAGTCTCCCTCCTTTAAAGGAGCCGAAGAAGAAATAGAATGTGTATGAGGACCAACTACCCCTGGAGGATTCACCAACATGACGTCCGAGCAGATGACTGCTGACTTTGATTTAGGATGAAAGGCTACTCCCGCTTTTAATAGTTCACCACAATTTTTTAGACGTGCTATTTCAAAATCTAATCTTTTATTAGCTATAAGTTGGTTCTGCAGGGCGAGTCGTGTATCCACTGATTTCTTACATCTGGATTGCAATCCTCTATCAAGGGGTACGGATATGGTGGCGGAAATTCCCAAGGACAAGTTGAATTGATCTTTCTGACCTGTTCTTGTTGGCACGTAGTAGAGAATGGAGCCGGGATTATCGATGACTCCATCATTGTCGGAGTCAGAGACATCATATACAGGATCATCATAGTAGTACTGTCTAGGCTTTTGAAAGCTATGACTATCAGTAATGAAGGGAGTGATATTTAGGGTAGGTCCTTGGCAACTGATTCCATCTCCGTAGGTGTTGGTAACGTATGGTCCTTGTAGAACTTGGATGGCTTGGTTGGTGACAGAACCTGAACTATTAGCCACAGGATTAGCAGTGGCGCTAACACCGCCAACGTCCGAAGCGCGTATTGCTGTCGGGAATAGTGCATTCGCATTTAATAAGACTAATAAAAGGTAGCTTAGTTGCTGAAAGTTGAAGTTGTGTCGGTGACGCTTTGGATTTCTGTGACTCTCTGGATTATTGTCTGGTTGACCATTCCAGGCGAGCGATAAGCTTCGGTAAATTGAAAGCTGCCAGCAGGATTTACTATTGTCCAGTCTGGTTTGTTTGCAGCGTCTAGACCCGTCCATGTAGAAGTCACACCTTGAAGCGTATTTGAATTACCTGTTACTGCATCTGGTGAGATGCTTGCCCCAGAATGATCGACATTAGTGCCGGTCACAGTATACTGCCACCCTGTCTGATAATCAATTGAATTTATCGTCTCCGTTACCTTAGATGTTGTTTCCGTATGGCTGGTCATTCCACCTTGAGTAAAATTTGGAATCACAGGAACTGCGCCAGCTTCAGGTATAAACAGTAGTGATAAGAAGGTTAATAAGCGCTTCATACTTGCCTATTTAGTCTCCTATGACTACCTCACTTACAAATTGCCCGGTTGCAGTTGTACCAGCCGACCCGGCAACTATCGTAACCACTCCTGCCGAAGTAATTGTTCCTGCAAGGTTACCTGCTACACCTCCAGATTGTGTTGTGGTATTTCCGAAAGCTGGCATATCAGCTACCACTCCAGAGGCAACATCCACACCACTACCTATTGCGGGTACTCCGTCTCCTTGAGTATAACTTTCTGAAAAACTGAAAGCACTGCCTACAGTATTTACATCATAAGTACCTGCTTTCATTGTTGCAGCAGCTGTTGCTGATCCAATCGTCAACCCTCCAAATACGTCGCTATTTCCAGTACCAACTTTAATGTTTGATCCTGAGACGGCGTAGGTTGAGCCGATTCTTTCTGCACTTGTTGCTGCTCCCGTGACCGATAGCTGAGTTGACGTTGATAGCCTATGAACTAGATCTGCCTTTACAGAAGGCGCAATAAAGAACATTAATAAGGGGATTAGTTTCCACATAGGACTAAATACTTCTTTGTCGCAATATAAGTTTACCTGAGGTTAAACTTAATACGTCTTGCTACTATACGATGACTGAAAAGGTAAAAGAATCTTCGGTAAAAAATGATACTGAAAAGAAAAAAAGTGTGTTTGGAAAAGTAAAAGATGCAATACTTCCTGATCAAGAAGAACAGGCTGCAATTATATCTACAGGGGTCAGAATTGTAGTACTTGGGTGGTCCGGTGCGATCTTGACGTTAAATTATGTTGCGATCCCAGGTGTGCCTCAACAAAAAATAGATCCAACCTTCATTGCGTCAGTGTTTACGGGCGTTCTTGCCAGTTTTGGCATTGCTACAGCGTCTAAAAAAGGTGATGGAACGATGAAAATGA